GCTGTATGCCAGTAAATATATTCTTTCGGCCACTTCGCCCTTGCCTGCTCTTTAGTTAGACACGGCGGATTGTTGTCAGCCGCCATTGCCTTCCAGACGGCAAAGAATGTGACGGCAGTCGCGAGTGCCAGCACAGTGGCGACGTAGAGAAACATCCGGTTATCCGGCTGGGTTAGCCGGAACGCGGCGTCCATCTCCGCATCCATGCGTTTGCAATCACAATCGCTGGGTACCGGGCACGGCATGCCCGGCTTGAGGCCACGGCAGCGGGGAACGTCAGGAGGCAGATGCATCATGCTCCACCTCACCGGCGATAACGTCATGCAAGATCCGGTATGCGTTGGCGAGTGTTGCTTCTAATGTAAGAGCGCGGTCGGCATACTCGTCGCGCTGCTCAAGTGCCTTGGTGACACGATCATGAGCATGCATGTCGATGCTCTTGGCCGTGCTTTCGACCATGTTGATCATCGACTGTAGCGCGCTGACTTGTACTTCCAGTTCGCTGATTTTTTTCTGCGCTTGGTGCAGTCGTAAATCGAGATCATCGCGCTCCTGCATGAGTGCCTGATAATCAAACGCGGCGGCTTCGACCCGCCTCAATCTGTGTTCAGGTAATTCCGGCGGGACAGCCGGGGGCTTCTTGCCGTTACCGTGCGATGGCACAGTTTCGGCACGGATTGAGGTCTGGTTTCTTGCTTCGTTCATGTCGCTCCCCTGCGCTCTGCCTTGAAAGATCAAGGACTTGGTTGTTTCATCGTTCTTGGCTGGAAGAAAGCCGGATTTGATACCATTACATAATTGCCGCTTCCGGCACAGGTTCGGCACGGAATGAAATAGGAACTCATATATTGGCGGCCTTTTCCTGATGTGCCGGATCGTGATGTGCGTAGACGCGCTCCAGCGTTTTGACGCTCATTCCGAGAAATCCAGCGGCCTCGAATAGCGATACGCCATTTTGTGCCATCCAGGTCGCGCGGGTATGGCGCAGGGTGTGGCGGGTCACGCCCTGCAATCCCGCCGCTTCAATCACCTTGTTCCATGACCGGTGCGGGTCTTTGTAGCCGCCGCAGACGAACTGCGCGCTGCCGTCCATTCGCTTCCAGCGCCGCAAGTGCGCCATGATGCGACGGCCCAGGCGCACGTCGGGGGATCTCTTGTTGCGCGGTTGCGGGCCAAGTTTCCGAACAAGGATGCCAGCACTGAGATCAACCTGCTTCCATTGCAGTGCCAGGATCACTCCGGGTCTAGATCCTGTGTAAAGCTGCAATAGAACCAAGCGCCGCAGATAGGGGTAAGGTTTTGTAGCCGTGAGAAGCCGTGCAGCCTCAGACTTCGTAAGCCAGCGATCCCTTGGCCCATTTTCTTCGGGTCGCCAGAACGACGGCATAAAATGTAAAGGTCCGTATTCTCTGTGCCAATAGCCGACTGCTGCTCGAAGAATTTTAATGCAGCGCGCCGCTGAAGACTGGCTACGGTCTTTCGCATAGGCGCGGCAGGCTTTGGCCGAGATTTCCGCGACATTCTTGTCTCCCCACCATCTCAGCAAATCCTCGATCACGTAACTCAAGTCCTTGGCCGTGCTCCTGTGTGGAGCCACTTCCTGTCCATAGACATTGAGAACGTCTGCAATCATTGGCGCGCTCGATGCCTCCGGCTTGTGCTTGTGTCCGATGTATTGCGCGAGGAATTTCTCAGCCTTAGCGTTGTCTCCCTTGCCGCAGCCAGTGCGGACGAAACGCGATCCGTCCCGGATGACCCACTGCTTTCGTCGCGGGTCAAGATAAAGTCGTGGCCCTTTGGATCGACGCGGCATTGACGCACCATTTCCTTGATGTCGGCGGGGGTGGTGTAATCCTTGTTGCCAATCCGATAGAGCGTCAGGCGTCCTTTGCCGTGCTCGGCGCGGAGTGTGGATACCTTGAAGCTGTAAATCTCGGCAGCCTGCTTTAAGGTTATGGTGTCGTCGTCTGTCATTGTTTAACCAGATATGCGCGACAGCAAGAAAGCGCCCAAGACACACAGGCCGCCCATCAAAAAGGCAGCCGTCAGATAGACCGCCAGCCGTCTTGCGAACCACAGTCCTAGTGAGTAGCCGTCAATCATGGTGTCGTCCCTATATCTCGCGTTAGTAATCGCCCCAACCATTCACCCAAAGCCGAGATTGCAGACGCGAGTACCGGCCATTGGTCCAGTCGTTCAGCCGCACGACGCGCCAGTAAATCCATCGTTTCAGCATGTGCTAGTCCTGTTCGGGCGTCACTGCGCGACCGTTCAAATCGCCGCGCACATATTGCTTGATGAGTTCAAGGTCAGTTCGATTAGGGGCGATTACGCCAAAGCCCATAGCGTTCCTGTCGATGCGACTAATTACGTCGCAAAGCCGAGCAACCGCCATCTCAAGATTTTTAATTCTCTCGCTGTCTGTCATGTGCTAGTCCTTAAGGAACTTGCCGTACTTTCTGAAAAGCTCTTTCAGCTTCTCGGATGGTTCCGGGGGATTGTTTATCGTGTCGATGAACTTGTCCCATTGTTCTTGCGTAAGTTCGAGACGAGTCGTCTTTAGTCCCTCTAGTGGATTGTGCTTTTTGCTCATATGTCAGTCGTTATCGCGCAGCAGTGAGATTTGGTTTTCATATCTTTTCTCAGCCACACAGATCGTGTCGTTATGGCCGCCACCATGATTAACTAAGAGCAGATCGAATATCTCGTAGCCGCGCTCTTTGCCCATCCCGCAGGACTGCCAGCCGAAGGAAAGCACTACGCCGCCAGGACGTATGATCGGATCAAGCGCATCACGAACCCGCTTATACATTCGTCCGTTTTGGGTTTCTTCCATCCCGACCGCCAAGCCTATCGAGTTGTAACATTCGCTGATTTGCCGTGGCGAATAGGGCGGGTCAAAAATCCCGAGATCGGCCTGCACACCATCGGCCCTCAGTTTGATTAGGAACTGCTCCGCATCCATGTGCATCTCGGCCGCCGTATCGGGGTCCAGATCATTCGTGTAAGTGGCCCACCGCTTGTTCCTGGCGAAAGGATCAACGCTCACCGCAGATTGGTGCAGATAGTATTTTACGAATTGCCGGATAGGCGGGATCGAAAACGTATCCGCATCTGGCATGGCGAAAATCCGAGTGAACGTCATTTATCTGTCATTACCGTTCTTTGCTGGCATTCACGATTTCACCATTGAACTTTCGCCACCGTGTAATTGTGCGCGGCTTTCGTATGCCGATATGCCTGCGCCGAACGCGATCGTTCTTTTTCTTCTGGTGCCGATCGCCTTTTGTTTTGATCCTGTGCGGTGCAACCAAGGCCGGTGCGATATTGTTCTCGCGATGCTCCCCGCCAAGACATAACGCCAGTTTGTGTTCGCAATCCCAAGCATCGCCAGGCATGATTTTGCGGCCCGATATATGGCATATGCCGTTATGCGTTTCAAAAATGCGAGCGCGAACGTAGCGAGGGATTGCCTGATCGTCATGTTTAGCTATCCATTCAAGAGTTTTGCGCATCTGGTTTCTTCATTCGTGCAATTGCGAACCATTGATCTTCTGCAAAGCTAGGCATTCCATGAAGTACGTTATGGGCATGTCCAGCAGCCTCTAGTGGGACTTCAAAACTGATTGACACGACTCCGCGCGTCTTGATCAATTTCCAGTCCGAATAGATGGCGCTAAAGGCTGCTGGTTCAGTCATGGTCAGTTCTCAAAATGGAATCTCGTCGTCCATGTCATTGCGTGGCAGCATCTGCGCAGATTGACGGGGCGCGGTGTCTGTCCATTCCTTTTCAGTTGCTTCCGCCATTTCAGGACGGCGCTGTGCGTGACCGTTGGTTGCTGCCTGTCGTGGCTGAACTCTGCGAGTTGGTGCGCGCACACGAATGGCCGGAACGGTTTCTTTCTTGAAGGCAACCATTGCCTTGAACATAACAATTTCTTGTCCTTGCCAGTCGTTCATTTCATCGCCGTACAGAGTGGCAATGGCTTCCGTATTGGTGCGATTGAGAACCAATCCCTTTTCCTGGCCTTGAAAATAAAGGACCGGCCTTTCGTCGTCGCCAAGTTTCTCAATTTGAACGTAGTCCATGATGGCAAGCCTGTTTTTGCCTTCAAGGTCAGATGCTTTCAGGTATTTTGATGGGAACGCTTCGGATGCTTTCATGTGCTTGTCCTGTTCATAGGGTTCGGGTTGTTTCAGCTATTACGCCTTCTGGTAGATTTCCTGTCAGCTTGCGATAGTCCCGAGCGGCGGACAGGATCGCCGTTTCGATCTTTTCATTTTTGCCAATGGCTGTGATTGCCTTGTTGTAAGAAACAACAATCAGGGTTTCCTTGCTGCGCAGCGATGCGGCATTGCCCCAACCGCCGCCAATCTTCACATGCGTATCGCGATCGGCTCTTGCGGCTTCGCGTTCGGCTTTTTCAAAGTCTTTCAGGCTTCGATCAGCTTCAACCACGACCTGCGTAACATCAACTCCCAGTTCTCCCGCATGAGCGTTGGCAATGGCTTCCTGTTGTCGTTGCCAGGCTTCGCGGGCGATGCGTTCGGCTTCCTCCGCTTCGCGTCTTTTGGCCTCCGCGATTGCAAGTCTCTTATCTTCTTCAATCTGGAGGAAAGCGGTGACGCGCGATTTGAGTTCATTGACCACCTTGTCGAGCAGGCCGGGTTTTCGACCGTCCTTGTTGTGAACGGATTTGTATTTGTCGTTGATGGCGTCCAACTGTTCATTCAATGGCGTGACCAGTGCAACACGTTCGGCTTCGATGTCGGCGGCGCAATTCTTGGCACGATCGAGCAATAGCTTGGCTTCGCGGGCATCGTCCTCGCTTGAAATCTGCGGCTTCTCGGCCATCCAATCAGACAGCGCCCGCATGGTATCGGTGGCGAAACTGAACAGGGTGGGAGGCTGGTTATGTCCGATGTCAGCTTGCATTAACGATCCCCTCCGGTTCGATGACTTCGACAAACAAGTCATGGAGTTTCGTCATGGCCTGGATAATTTCATTGCGTCGTTTGCGAATGATCGTCCTGCCGTCGCGGGTTTTGCCGTTGGTCGTTAGCCGGTCGATCGTGTCCGTGATCAGGTCAATATCGGTTTCGGTTTCACAGGCGCATGAGCGCTGGTATTCCTCAAGCGCGAGAAGTTCATCGAGGCTCATGGCGCAGTGCTCTCGGCTTGAAACTTGTTCACGACAGAACTTGAGTTGAGACGTGTCCGCTCCTGCTCGTAGCGGACGTAATTGTTGTGTTC